TCGAGCCTCGCGCCCAATTTGAGGATGACAAAAAGGAGAAGCCTTGCGCAACCCAGTACGGAAGACTCGACGAGGCGATCGAACGATTCAATACCGATCATCCCGGCGATTGGAAGCGGCACGGCGGCGAGTGTCCAGCTTGCAATCACCGCGGCTGCTTTGGCCATCTTCCCGGCGACGACAAAAGGTGGTTTTGCTGGTCAACGGGACATGACGGCGTCGGCATCAAGAGCGCGCGCGGCTACCACGGCGACGCGCTCGATCTAGAGGCGCACGGTCGGGGCTGTAAACCGATAGATGTATTATGTGCGGATGGGTATCTAGATGCAAAAACAGTTTCAAAAGAAACGTCAAAGAAGCCGTCAAACACGCCGCAATCGTATGACGCCGACGCCGACGAGCGAAAAGCGATTCAAGAGGAAGGCAATACCGAACCAACCGGCTTCACCACGATACAAATCGGCTCTGTTGTAGACGACGGCCCCGTTAAATGGCAGGTCAAAGATCTATGGACGGCCGAGGCTGTCGGCATCATTGGCGGCGAACCAAAATCATATAAGTCGTTCGTCGCTGCGCACATTGCTGTTTCAATCGCTTCAGGCAAACCCGTTTTCAATCGCTACGAGGTCGAGCGCGGACGCGTGCTGATGTTCAATGCCGAAGATCGCCCGCAGATGACTCGAGCTCGCATGGCGCAGATGTGTACCGCCAGCGATCTCGATATTCGCGCCCTGGATGTGCATTTGATTTCGGTTCCTGTTTTACGGCTTGATGATTCCAGTCAGGTCGAGCAGCTACGTTTGACCGTTTCACGCCTCAAGCCTTCGTTGTTGATTCTCGATCCGATGCGCGATCTGCACGGGCTTGACGAGAACGACGCGCAGATCGTTTCGGCTTTACTCGCTCCACTGCGACTGATCCAAAGAGAGTTTGAGTGCTCGGTCATGCTGGTGCACCACATGGCCAAGCAGTCGGAGATCAAACGCCGCGCTGGACAACGTTTGCGAGGAAGCTCGGCGCTTCACGGCTGGGTCGACTCGGCGCTTTACCTTCAGCACAAAGACGGCGCGATCGAGGTGACTCCCGAGCACCGCGGCGCGCCAGCACCCGATCCGTTTCGGTTTCAGATTCAATCGCGGGAGGCGCCGGCCGGCAAGGCGCTCTGGCTCGAGCTTCAAGATGTCGACGAGGATGACAACCAGGTGGCCGAGGGTCTGGTCATCGCAGCGCTGTCGCAGTCATCCGAGCCGCTCACCGTTCGCGATCTGCGTTCCCGTTGCAAGCAGCGCTCGGAGGCGACTGCGTCTGCCATCAAACGCCTGATCGCGTCCAAAGCCATCACCGAAGAGACCGTGACGCGGAGCAACAATACGGTCGCCGCGTACACCCTGAAAGGCAGGTTTTAGGTGGTTCCCGTTTTCACCGGAACCACCCGGAACCACCCGGAACCGCCTAACCGGTTTGGGTGGTTCCCTCCCCCTTTAGGGGGAACCACCAAACGGTTTGGGTGGTTCCCTCCCCCTTTAGGGGGGAACCACTTGGCAGAGGCGGTTCCCGGAATCGACTTCGATATGTGGCGGACCTGATGGTACTCGCCCGCGGAGGCCATAGACGTCTGCCCACCAGACGGCGCAAGCAGTCGGTACTTCATTCGCCGTTTGTGCAATCGATTCGGACGCTGCTCTTTGGGTCACCGAGCGAGTGGTACTTCGCTACCGAGACGCTGTGCTTCGAGCTGCGCCCGGTGGTGCCTTGTATCTGCGGCTCTCAGCGTCCCTATCGCTACGGGCTGTGCGTGATCTGCTATCTGCAAGCACGAGGAGTCAATACATGAGCGACAAGCCAGTTGGCAGGGACGCGCAGGGACGATTCCCACCTGGTGTGTCGGGTAATCCGCTCGGGCACCCCAAGGCGATTCTCGAGGTTGTGAAGTTGGCGCGTGTGCACACCTCCGCTGCGCTCAGTCGATTGGTCGAGATTGCCGAGACGTCGAAGAATCACTCGGCCGCGGTGCGCGCGTGTGAAGTGCTACTCGATCGCGGCTGGGGCAAGTCCATCATCCCGATTGCGCTCAGTGACAACACACAGACAAGACGTATCGACTTTTCGACGCTCACTCCGCAAGAACGCGCAGTGGTCAGGAAGTTTTTGCAGCTACAGGAAGAGGCCGAGAAAGACGAGGAGGACAACAAGCCATGAGCGACGAAGACCTCGACGACGCCGTGAACCAGGCCGCGATCGCGATGCTCGGCCAAGAGCTGCGCCATGACATCGGCGGCGACCCTGCGGCGAACGCGCGCCGTCTCGCTGCCGCGCGCGAGATCTGCCGCCGCACGGGAGTTCTCGACGTGCTGCGAGCCATCTCGGCTGAAGGCGAGTTGCGCCCGCCTCCCACGTGGCCACAAGCGGACATCGTGCCGATTGGTGGCGGACCCGCGCGTGACGGGAAACCGGCGTTTCTCGACTGCGAGGTGCGGACGTTCAAAGAGGGTTCAGGTATTAGGCGCGTTACGGTTCGCATCGCCATGGACCGAAAGCCCACGCAAGATGATTTGCTAGGGGCCTATGACCGTGGTTACTTTGAATTGCGAAAGCTCATCGAGGCGCAAAAATGAACGTCGAAGTTCAAGAGCACCTGAAAGAGCGAACGACCATCACCGTCGAGAACACGGGCGGCGTCGACATCGAAGGCCCGCTCGGCCGCGACGCCAACGGCAAGCGCCTGCAGCTCACGCTCAAGCCGGGCGACAACAAGTTGCCGATGCATTACTGGCACGTGTTTGGCCGTGACCCGAAGCTTGCCGACGCGATTGCCACCGGGAAACTTCGCGCGGTGTGCCGCGAGCATCGATGGGTCGAGGTGACGCAGCCGCTTGCAGCGCAGTTCGGGCTGCCTGACACATACGTGAAGTGCCAGTTCTGCCCGATGAAGCCCGAGATGATGACGGCTGAGCCTATAGCGTCATGAGCGACGAACCGATGCCGCCCGCCGTCGAGGGCGTCGAGGCGCTCATCGAAGCCGTGCGCGCGCTATCGACCGGACTCGCGGATCGTACGCCGTCGCTACGTGATCGCTTCGCCATGGCCGCGCTGCCAGCGCTCTTGAGCAGGAACGAGAATTTACAGCAGGTGATCCTGCAGGCGTACCAGATCGCTGACGGCTGCTTGAGCGCGCGCATGGTGCTGCCAATGCAGTCGCCGCCGCGCGCGGCTGAGCCGCCAATGCCCGTGCCTATTCTCACCGTCGAGGTCAACCCATGAGCACCTACGTCGATTCGGCGCCTCCTGGCTGGGAAGGCACCGTCGAGCAAATGAAATCACACGGCGAGATCGACAATCCGTTCGCGCTCGCACACTGGATGTCGGGACAGGGCTATCACCCGCACGACGCGTTCAATCGCGACGTACTCGACGCCGCTCACGAGATGGCGCGTTCCTGCGACTACGCCGACACGCACTACGACGGCAACACCGGCGAGAGCGCCGGCGACAAGCCCTCGCACGAGGAGCAGGACCCGTACGAGCGTGCGACCGAGAACTTGCAACCCTTCGAGGTGACCCAGATGGACGACGAGGATCTGTTCGACGACGGCGAGATGAACCTTTCGCATCACCCGCTGCACAAGATTCCGAGTGAGCACGATGCGCACTCGATGAACACCGAGCACGGCGCACATACGCCCGTCGAGGCGCATCACCCGCACGGCCACGTCGGCGAGTCGAGCGACGAGGATATGCTCGATGACGGCGAGGAAGGCCCTGGCGAGCACAAGCCCAAGCTGACGGCGGCGGCGACTGATCCGGCGGCGCATGCGTACGGCGAGCACGAGCCGAACGATCCGAACGAGCTCGAGGAAGGCGAGGGCGAAGTCAGCATCGAAGGCATCGAGGCGAATCGGTGAGCGACCTACAGGCTGGCGATGTCGTGGTGCTCAAGTGCGACGAGATCGCGATGGTGATCGAGCATGTCGAAGGCGCGAGCGCTCGCTGTTGCTGGCTCGACAAAGATCAGCGTCCGATGCGCCATGAGTTCCCGCTCGTCGCCCTGAAAAAGATCGAAGCCGCGTGACGTGGACCCGCTTGTCGAGCTCGACCGTGCAGACGTCGCCGACCTCGGACTCTTCGGCTTTGTACGTTTTGCGTGGCCGTACGTTGAGCCAAACGACCTGATCGAATCGTGGCACCTCCAGCAAATCGCGACACACCTCGAAGCCGTCTCGCGCGGCGATTGTCGCCGCCTGATTATCAATGTCCCGCCGGGCATGTCGAAGACGCGCATGGTGAGCGTGTTCTGGCCGGCATGGGACTGGATCACGAATCCGAAGCGCCGGTTCATGTGCGCGACGTACTCGACGAAGTTGTCACACGACACGGCCCTTGCGAACCGCTCTCTCCTTCGGTCGCGTTGGTTCACGGAGCGGTGGCCGGTGCGACTCGCAACCGGCGCCGACGATCAGGAGACCATCGAGGTTTACGGCAATACCGTCGGGGGTAGACGATACTCAGTAACCGTCGGTGGTCAGATCACTGGCTTCCACGCGAACATTCAAATCGTCGACGATCCCACCAACCCGAAAGAGCTCGGGACGCTCAACCTCGACACGGCGCGCGCCGCGCTCGATCGCACGTGGATGTGGTGGCGTACCGTCATGGCGTCGCGCAAGAGCGATGCGCGCACGTTCTCGCGTGTGATCATCATGCAGCGGCTTCACGAGGAGGACTTGGTCGGGCGCATCCTCAACGAGCCCAACGCGAATGAGTGGACGCACCTGTGCTTGCCCATGGAGTTCGAGCCGCCCGCATGCGTGACGCCGTACGGCGGTGACCTTCGCACGCGACCTGGTGAGCTGCTCTGCCCCGATCGCTTCGACGATAAGGCGGTCGACGAGACGAAGATCGAGATGGGCTCACAGGTGGCCGCAGCGCAGCTTCAGCAGCGGCCGGCGCCGTCGAGCGGCAACATCTTCAAGCGCGATTGGTTCCGCGTGCGTTGGCTACCGCATGATCGCTGGGAGAAGTTGAGCGATGAGCAGCGTAAGAGCGGGCGATGGATCTTGCGGCCGAGCGACGATGAGATGATCGAGACGCAGTCCTGGGATTGTTCGTTCAAGGACTCGACGCAGGCCGATCCCGTGGGTGGTCACATTTGGGGATATCACGAGGCGAAGTTCTTGCTGCTCGACCGCGTGAACGACCAAATGGGATTACCGGTCACGTGCAAGTGCGTGCTCGCCTGGCGTAAGAAGTGGCCCAAGGCGTACGGCATCCTCATTGAGGACAAGGCGAACGGTCCCGCCGTCGAGCAAGTGCTGAGGGACGAGGTGCCGGGAATCATCATGGTTGACCCGGCGACCATAGGCGGATCCAAGGTTGGGCGCGCGAATGCGATCGCGCCGCTCGCCGAGGCGGAGAACATTATCTTCCCAGACGAGTCGTTGTTTTCGTGGGTGGGTCCGATGGTCGATAGCATCGTGACGTTCCCATTCGCACGCCACGACGAGGACGTCGACTGCATGACTCAAGGCGTGCTCCACTTGCATGGACGCTCGAACGTGAGATACCTCGATGCCATGCGCAAAGTTCGTGACGGGCAGTTGCCGACTTACTTTACGAGGCAGCAATGAGCATCTGGAAAAACATCGCCGGCCTCGCTGCGCTCGCCAAGTCGGGTGCAAACGACGCTGCGGCGAAGCTCTCTGAGTTCCGCGCTCGCATGGACTCGTGGACCAATGCGATGACGGGCCTCAATACGTCGCGCGATAAGACGACGTATGGACTGCCGCAACTCTCGCCGGTGCTGCCGCCGCAGAACCTCGAGGCGATCTACCACGACGACGACATCGCGGCGCGCATGGTGTCGGCGATGCCCGACGAGTGCTTTCGCGAGCCGTGGTCGATCATCTCGAAGTCAGCGGCACAGGAGGTGAACGAGTACCTCAAGAAGAACCGCGGCGACCTCGATACGGCGCGCAAGATCGCAGCGAAGTCGATGACGGACACACAGCAAGAGCGCGCGGCTGAGCTGCAGAAGGCACTCGACGAGAAGAACACGCGCGAGAAGCACCGCGAGGCGATGACGTGGGGGCGTCTCTACGGTCTCGGCGCCATCTACCTCAACGTCGATGACGGTCTTGACTCATGGGATCCAATCGACGAAGAGGCCGTTCGCGAGCTGCACGCGGCCACGGTGCTCGACAAACGCGATCTAACGCCGTGGCGCTGGTACGCGAATATTGACGAGGACGGATTCTCGGACGTCGCGATCTACCTCGTTATGCCGATTGGCGTTTATACTGGCGCGCCGTACGTCGCCGAAGACATTCTCGCCACCAATCAGGTCAAGCTCGTGCACGAGTCGCGGATGATTCGCTATGGTGGCGAGCTCACGTCAAAGCGATTGCGCCTGGCGAACCAGTCGGCTGACTATTCGGTGCTTCAAAAGGCGTTCCGTGCGCTGCAACTGTTCAACGAGAACTGGCAGTCGTCGAGCGTGATGATGAGCGATGCGAGCCAGGGCGTGCTTTATATACGCGGGCTGATCGACATGATCGCGCAACAGCCCGATGTGATGACGCAGCGGTTCCAGTTCATGGATCTTGCGCGCTCGGTGATGCGGTCGCTCGTGCTCGATGCCGGCGATGCGTCGGGGCCGGCTGAAAAGTTTGAACGCGTGCCGTCGCGCTTCGAGGGGATTCCCCAGATGCTCGAGCAATCGTATACGCGTATCTCGGCGGCTGCGCGTATGCCGAAGGTGATCCTATTCGGCTCGAGCACGAAGGGCCTTGGCGACACCGGCGACTCGGAGTTGCGTTGGTGGTACGACACCGTGCGCGCCACGCAAGAGACGGCGGTGAAGCCGAACGTCGAGAAGCAACTGCGCCTCGAGGCGACCGCGCGCGGCTACGACGACGCCGACGACTACACCGTAGTGTTCGCGTCGCTTTGGCAGATGACGCAACTCGAGGAAGCGCAGCGGAACCAAGCGCAGGCGCAGGCGGATACGGCCTACTCCGAGGCGGGCTGGATCACGCCCGAAGAAGGAGCGCTCTCGCGCTGGGGCTCGGGCAAGTACTCGCTCGATACGAAGATCGACGTCGAGTCGCGCAAGCGCTCGATGCAGTTCACGCTCGAGGCGATGCAGCAGCAAGCGCAGAACGAGCAGGCCGCGGCGAAAGATCCCGAGCCGACGCCGGGTGACAAGCACCAACAGCAGCAGGAACTGCAAACGCAGGAACCCCCCAAGGTGGTGGAGACCTAATCATGTCGCGCGCCCTCAACGCTCAGTCCGCAGCGCTTACGCCGCTCAATGCCGTGCCGTCGACGACGGCTGGGTTCACGCTCTGGAACGGCGAGAGTCAGTCGCCGCAAGGGCCGACGGCCTATGGCGGCTACAGCTCCAAGTACTACGTCATTGACTCCGTTTTTGTTGTTCACGTGGTGAGCCAGGCTGTGGCCACCAACCTAGGAATCTGGGTGTGTCTGCACAAAGGCGTGCAGACGAAGCCGACGGGTTCAGCGGCCAACGCGTCATTTACGACCTACGGCGAGTCGCCGCTCAGCTCGACGGTTCCGTTGCCGGCGGGCGCATACGCGACTAACGCGGTTTTCGTTTCGGGCGCGACGGTTCCCAACGACAATTGGACGATGTACGGGAACTCGATCGTCATTCCGAACACGGCTAACGCCTTTACGTCGCTCGACATCCCGATCGAGGGGTACGTGCTACAGCCGGGATTTATGTTCTCGATGCATGCTGTCGTCGCGAACACGCCGGTCGCTACCTCCGTCCAGTTGGGAATTACATGGCGAGAGATGACACCCGATCGCGCCAAGGGCGCGCTCAGCGGTCTAGTCTAGCGTCGCCGTTCGCGCGGCATGCGCACGCTCGCAAGCGCTATCACGAGCTGCGCGCGCGGGCTCCGCGTCATCCCGTAGGCGCCGAGGCGCGGCTGCGTTTGGTGGTCTCGCAGTTATTCGCGCACTTCAATGCACGGGTGAAAGCGCGGTTCAGGCACGTGGCGCCGCGGTATCTAGCGCGCGCTCTCGGACGTCGCGACGCTGCGAGTGAACGCGATCCGCTGCTATCTAGCGTGTTCCACGAGCTCTACGCGTACGCGCGCCAGCTTCTGCACGGCAGTGCGTTCGAACGCTTGGTGCGGACGTCGGCGCGTCTCACTGCGCGCAGTGTGCGAGATCAGACGGCGAACGCGCTCGCGCTGCCCGACCACGATCCAGACCTCGACAAACCGATCGACGCGTACACCGACGACGTCATGGACGGCATGCAGGATCTACTCGGCGACTCCGTGCAGCGAGGCGCCGATGTGCTCGACGAGTGGGCCGATCTCGATCCGGCGAGAAGCGAGCGCGCCGGTGATCTCGATGCGCTCGACGACATGCTCGATGATGGGCTTGACGGAATCGGCGGCCGCGCATTACAGGCCGCGGCTCTGGTATTCGGTTCGGCGTTCGCCGACATGGTGAAGCTGAGTCAACTCGACGCCGGCGTGTCTTCGTATATGTGGCATTCGCAACTCGACTCGCACGTGCGGCCTGAGCATGCGCAGCTCGATGGTGAGATCGCGAAGTGGGATGAGCCACCGCTCAAAGCGAGCGATAGCGACAACGGCGAGGACGATCACCCGGGCGAAGACTACGGATGCCGATGCACGGCAGCGCCGATGGACCCTACTGAAGAAGAGTCGTAGTGCCGTCGTCGGTAGTCCATCTTGGCGTGATGGTGATCTGGAAGTCGACTTTGCCGCCGGCGACAAGAATGTCAACGGCGTTGCCCGTACGTCCGTTGATCGCAGCGATCTGAGCGACCCAACTGGCCGCTTCGACTTCGCGGACGATCGCGCACATGACTTTCATCGTGACCTGCTCGATGCGGTGAGCGAGTTGGCCACCGATCCATTCTTTCGACAATTTTTCGTCGAGGTAGCGAATGACGCGATTGACCGCGGCATGGTCCTCGATGGTGAGTGCCGAGGCGGGAGATAGGGCGAGTGCTTCCTTGGGCGTGAGCATCAGGCGGCCTCCGGTTTGAGCAGTCCTGCAGCAATGAGCGCAGCACGCGCTCGCTGACCAGCAATAGTTTTCGTTTTGCCGTTTGAGGCGAGCACGTCCCGAACGGTTCGCGGGTCGCAATCGGCTTTAACGGCTAGTTTGCGGGCGGTATTGGCGTCAATGGTCCGCTGCTTCATGGCCGGTTCTCCTCGGTGAGAAAAGTAATCACTTTGCAGCGCACTGCACGCAAAGCGCAGCAGATTGCATGCGCTTTGTATCCATTTGAGCCCATTTCGCGGGTTTTGCTTTCCGGATCAGAAAACGCGGCTCACGGTGAACTCCAGAGGGCCACCTCTCAGCGTGGCAAAGGAGAATCCCGATGGGTCTCGCCGCACAGCTTCTGGGCCGAGTTCGAGGGGCCACCAACCCGACCTCGACGTTCAACGACACCACCGACCAGGCCGTACGCTGCAATGGACGCGGCGAGGGTTTGTTCGTTCAGGCGCTTCCGCAGAAGGCGGAAGTGTCGCGCCTCGGCGCTTCGTGGCAGGCGTCGATCCCGACGGGCTCGGCGTTCACCACGGTCGCCGCGTGGCCGACCACCCGTGCGGAGCTCGTGGTGTCGAACACGGCGCCGGCGGGCCGCATCGGCGCGACCTGCATGATCATCGACTACGTCTGGCAGGCGCAGATCGTGACGGAGACCGCGGCGTCGGCGCAGACTCTGATCGCGCAGGTCTCGACCGCGGGACGCATCGCGACCGCGACGAACAACACCGCGGTGCTCGTCACCTCGATGTCGGGCAAGGCCGCGGCGTATGCGGGCGTGGGAACCTTCGCGCTCGCGAACACCGCCTTCGCCATCGCGTCGCAGTGGCAGGTGCTGCCGAACCAACCGAACGCGCTCAGCCCGGCCGCGGTGGGCGTTGGCTCTTCGTCGACTGCCGATTGCCATGGCCTGCTGATCGTTCCGCCGCAGGCGACGCTGTGCCTGAACCTGGTGGTCGGCACTGCCGTGGCCTCGGCCGGAATCATCGGCCTGGTGTGGCACGAGCAGGTGTTGGACCTCGGCGCGTAATCGAGTTCGCCGGGCGAGTGCGGGTCATCGACTCGCCCGGCGTTTTCTTCTGCGGAAGGAGCGACGATGGCGACGAACTACAACTTGAGTCAGGCTGCGCAGTCCTCGGGTGAGAATACCGAGCTGCTCGGGCTGCTCCAAGGTCTCTTGCAGGACGATCAGGGCGGCACCACGGCGCCTACGATCACGGGCGCGCCGAGTGGCGACACCTCGGAAATGCTGGTCTCGGTCGCTGCGGGGTCGCAGTAGTTCATGGCCTGGCAGAACCGAAATCTCAATGCTGCGGCCAGCACCTGCTACGTGCTGGTGTTCAAGGACGCGAGCAGCAACGTCACTCCGATCAACATCGCTTCGTTCGCGTCGACGACGAGCGGCGACTTTCTCGTCCGTCTTCGCAAGACGTCGAGCGGTTTCGCACAAGGCGTGCGGGGAGACATCACCGTCAGCCCAGCGACGCCGCCGATCACGAGCGATTGGTTCCACGTCGGCGTGGGTCAAGGGCCGACGGTGGGCCTCGATCGCCTGACGCCAGATGCGCCGCA